AACCATGGCGGGCATGACGGATGCGACTGAGAAGGCCGCGCTTGCTACCGCGGTGTTCGGCAAGGGTGGCGCCGAGATGGTCCGCGTGCTCGACCAGGGCAGCCAATCCATCGAGGCGATGAAGCAGAACGCCAAAGACCTTGGCATCATCATTCCCGAGGATCTGATAGCCCGGTCCGGCGCACTGGACGACAAGCTGACGACGTTAGCAAAAGTCATCGAAGTCAACCTCAGTGAAGCGCTCGTCAAGGCCGCGCCGCTGCTCGTCGCCGCCGCCGAGGGCATGGTGAAACTCGCGAAGGGAGCCAACGCTGCCAGCAACGCGTACAACGCGTTTATGGAAGTGCTTCATCCGGAGCCGGTGGCGGTGCTCAACGATGAACTCTACACGACCCAGGTGCGGATGAAGGAAGTCGGGGACGAGGTCAGGGTGGCCGAGGCCGAGCTGGCGAAGCTCAAGGCGGACCTGGTAGGCGCACCGGCCGCTATTGTCGAGGTTCAGACCGCCGAAGCCCAGGCAAAGATAGATGGGCTGCGTGCGCAACTAGATGATCTGGACGCCCACGCGAAAGACATCAAGGTCACCATGGACACCGAGCAGGCCCGCGCCGCGATAGACCAACTCCGCTCGTCCGACCTGGCCGCGCTGAACGCGGATGATGCCGCCCGTGCCAACCGGCCACGCGTCCACCGCGGCGGCACCGGCGGCACCGGCGGCACCGGCACCGGCCGCAGCGGCGGCGCCACCGGTGGCGATGGCAGCGGCGGCTTTGACCCGGAGTTCCTCCGGCAGCGCGCCAACAGCGATGCCATCCTGGAGTACCTGCGCGGGCAAGAGGGGCGATGGGGCACCACGTACCTGCGCGGCGGGCAAGAGACGAATAAGCTGCTGCAGGGAGGCAACGATCTTGCTCAGGCGACGGAAGCGGACATCGAAGAGGCCATCGCGAACCAGGAGCGGGGGATCAAGACGACGGAGAACGGGGTCGACGTGACGAGGTACGGCCTCGAAAACAGCGCCCAGATAATCACCGGCAGCATCGACAGGAACGGTTATTACGTTAGCGGGCGGTTCGAGGAGGCGACCAGTGCGCAGACCAACGCACTGCTGGGGGGGCTGGGAGGCAGCTTCCGCGACATGGGTACCGCGCTGCGGTCGATCCCATGGAACCAGCGCACCATGGCGGCCGCTAATGAAAGTACCGGCTTCAGGTTCTCCGGTCTCGGCAACGCCGACAGTTGGGCCGGCAAGCGCCTGACGATCGGCGGCGGCAGTACATCGATGCACAACCGGTTCGGCAAGGGCTTTTGGGGAACGACAGATCCCGCCTTGTCGATGGGGACGTCTGGCATCGAGGGCACCTCGACGATCACCAGCGGCGGCGGCGCTGCCATCAACGTCAACGTGACCGTCCGACCGATCCTGGAGGGGACGCGGCTGTCAGCGCAGAGCGCGGCGGAAATCAAGCAGGCGGCATCGGCCGGCGCCAATGCGGCCTTGAGGGCGTTCAATGGTCGATAACGTCATCATGGACGAGCGCATGGCGCTCGGCTTCAAGGGCGGCCCGACCTTTTCGACCGACAAGCTGGTGATGGTCAACGGCCAGGAACGCCGGCTGCAGAACCGTTCGGTCGCCATCCACAACTACGTCTGGAGTTTCAAGAACACCTCGCTGGCGATCGAGGCCTCGCTCAAGGCGTTCTGGTTCGATCGGCGCGGTGATTTCAAGGCGTGGCTGCTGAAGGACTGGTCGGACTATTCCGGCACGCTGCAGGCCATCGGCGTCGGCACCGGCGCGCTCACCACCTTCCAGCTCATCAAGACCTATACGGCGGCGGGGTCGAACCCATACCAGCGCACGATCCGGCATATCAAGGCCGGTACGCTGTCGGTTTATGTCGACGGCGTCCTGGCGCCTGACACCGGCTACACGGTCACCGGCACCGGGCTGATTACGTTTTCCGTCGCGCCGGCCAGCGGCAAGATCGTCACGGCCACATATGAATTCTTCGTGCCCGTGCGCTTCGAGGGCGATCGCTTCACATCGATTGTCGACTTCCAGCCGCAGATGGACATCATATCCATTGAAGACGTGACCGCGATCGAGGTCGTCCCGTGAGAAGCTGGGACTCCGCGCTGCTCGCCATGTTGAGCGGCGGCGAAGTCACAAGATGCTTCCTGGCCGAACTCACCAATCCGACCGGTCAGACCGTTCGCCTTACCAACCATGACGTCGATATGATCGTCGGCGCGGACACCTACATCAAGACGCCCGGCTTCAACCTCTCCCGGTATACCGTGAAGAACGGCGGCGAGGCCGCGACGCTCGATTTCGAAATTCCGCTTTCCGATGAGGGGCCGATCCTGATTGAGCATGTTCGCCGCGGCGCATGGCGTGGCGCGACGATCATTGTCTGGGTCGCGGATACGGCCGTCCCGGCGCATCGCAACGTCCTGGCCGAAGGGTTCGTCGGGCGCCTTGATTTCACCGACCGACTTCAGGGTACGATGGAACTGGTCACGCTTGCCGATGCGCTGAAGGACGTCTTGCTGTTCACGATCCAGCCGGCGTGTCCGTTCAAGTTCTGCGGCCGGGAATGCGGCGCCGTTGAAGCGACATGGACGCGGGCGGGCGAGGTGACATCGGTCATCAGCCGCCGCTCCTTCACGGCCACGATCGCCAGTCCCGGTGCTCTTAACTTCGCGCACGGCAAGGTGACGTGGACGTCCGGCGCCAATGCCGGCGCGACCGGCTGGGTGCGCGACTGGACGTCCGGCACGGGGACTTTCGCGATGGTGACCGACTTCCCGTTCGACATCGCGGTCGGCGACGATTTCCAGGTGCTGGCCGGCTGCAGGAAGAACCGCGCCGATTGCGCGGCATATAACAACATCGACCGCTACGGCGGGTTCGACTTCGTGGCGCGCTGATGGTCCTCGCGATAACCGGCGGCGATGCAGGCGCCGCCTCCATGGCCCAGTCACAGTGGGCGCGCTTCCAGCCATCGGGGCCGACGTCGCATACCGAGGTCACAACCAACCCGGCCCAGTTGTCAGCCAGGACAGATGTCAACCAAGCGCAGCAGGCGCTCGGTCAGCCATTGCCGGTCGTCATCGGCACGGGCCGTGTCGATGGCATCTATTTCATCGGCGGCGTCGAGACCGTCTCGACCGTGACGGAGACGACGACGACGACCCCTAACCCGCCATCGAACCAGTATGTCACGATCGTCGGCGGCAACATGGGATCCGCTTCCATGGTGGCCTCGCAGTGGAGAATGTTCGGCGGCGGCAGCACCTCCGTCACCGAGGCAGTGACGGAAATCGAGAACCAGACAATGGCCGGCTATGTCCTGGCCTACGACGCTTACGAGCGCGGATATGATCTGGTCCGGCTGGAGATCGATGGCCAGGTCGTCTACGACATCGAGGCGGGGATCCCGGCCTCGCAGACATTCCGCTTCTATGGCGGCCGGCATGCGTCGACCGACGCGATCCTGACCGAGATCATCGGCGCCAATGCCGGCGCCTACAAGAACTTCGTGATGGTCTTTATCGACGGCTACCCCTCCGATTCGCCGCCGGGGGTGTCAGCCGTGATTTCCAACTACGCCAACAGCGGCATTCCGAAGAAGGCCGATCTTAAGGATCTCATCACCGATATCATGTTCCTGGCCGGGTTCGGACCGGCCGATCTGACGTTCGAGGGTTTTGGCAGCTAATGGCTACGTCAACCCTCTCGTTCCAGGGCTACTTCATCCAGGACGACGACGTGCAATTGTTCAATTTCACAGCCATTGCCCCGTCTACCGTGACGTTCCGGTCATTCTCATACGCGGGTGGCGTGAACGGCGCCGGCGCAACGATCCTGCGCGGTGGATTTGATCCGATGCTCGCCGTCTTCGACGGCGACGGACTCCTGATCGATCAGATCGACGACGACGCGCCTGGCGTGGCGGATGGTGATGGCGTTCCAGTCGACCCGATGACGGGTAACTATCAGGATACACTCTTCACGTTATCGCTGGCAGCGGGAACCTATACCGTAGCCATCATGCAGGTTGACAACTGGGCCAATGGTCCGCTGCTCAGCGACGGCTTTGCGAAAGTCGGACAGGGCAACTACACGGGCGACATTGGGTGCAGCCAGGGGTTCTTCTGCGATACGGCTGGAGGTGATGCAGTCAATCGCGACGGACATTGGGCATTCGACATCATCGGCGTGGAAACAGGTGGCATCGGCGCCGCCATCCCCACCTACGGATTTGTCATCGACAGCGACACCACGGTCCAGACCGTCGTCCGGTCGATAGCGGACATCTATGGATTCTCGTGGTGCGATACGGGTTCCGGTTTTTTCTTCAAGAAGAGGGAGCGGGACGAACCGTTCTCGATCGACATCGCGCTCGATGCCGACGATATCGTTGAGGCCGTGCAGCCGGTCCGGTCGAGCGACGAGGCCAGCATCAGGACGCCGTCTACCGTCGAGATGGAATATGTCTCCAAGGAAGGCGGCTACAAGTCTCGGCCCGTTTCGTTCAACATGACCGTGGGTGTCCTGAACTCGATCACCAAGCCGAAGTTCTCGACGCCGATCCTGTTCGACGACGCGGAGGCGCAGCGCATCGTCACCGAAAAGTTTTTCGAGTACCAGGAAAAACGCCGCAGCCACAGCCTGACTGTCGCGCCGGAAAACATTGTTCTGCTGCCCGGCGACATCGTTTCCTTTCCGTCCGGCACGCGCACCTACATCACTCGCGTCGAGGAGATAGCGATCGACCTGCGCAACATGGGCGTGGAGATTAGCGCGCGCGACTTCCAGACCGAGGTCGCGACCCCGATTACGGCGGTTAGCAATACCGGTCCCGTCTGGCAGGTGGTCTACCTGGCGAGCCAGTATGTTCACCTCGACATGCCGCTATTGCGCTACAGCGACGACGCCGCCGGCACCTCGCTGGTTCAGTACGGCGTGTTGATGCCGCACAGTCAGGAGCTATGGTCCGGGGCTTCGCTCTACCGCAGCCCGGTTACGACGGGATATGTCCCGATCTTCAGCCAGTTGCCGCATGCCGGCGTCCTGGGCACCTGCGAAACGGTCCTGCCGGCGCCGGCCGACCCGTTTGCGCTCGACGATGGCTCGACCCTCACCATCCGCCGCACCACCGCCGCCGCCACCCTGCTGATCGACGCCACCGAGGCAGAGGTGCTGGATGGCGCCAACAATGCGCTGGTCGGCACCAACGGCCGTTGGGAATGGGTAGGGTACAAGACGGTTGCCGACAATGGCGACGGCACCTACACGCTCAGCGGGTTCACGCTCAGGGGCTACCGCGGCTCGGAAGTGTTCTGCGGCCTGCACGAGATCGACGACACGTTCATCACGATCGACCAGGCGTGGGTGCGGAGCATGGGACACCCGGTTGTCGATCTCGGCGACACGTTCAATTACAAGGCGGCCGGCTTCGGGCAGAGCCTGAGCTACATCGATGAAACGCGGCACACCATTCCCGGCACGGCCGAGACGCCCTATGCACCGACCGGTCTCAAGGCCGACGAAGGCAGCCCGAACGGCATCGACATCAGTTGGGACTATCGGTCGAGGATAACGACCGGGTTCAATCCGGCCGAACACGGCGAGGCGGCGCTGGCGTTCGAGGTCGATATCTATGACACGGACGGCACAACCTACATCCGCACGCTGACGACGGCCACGAATTCCGTCCACTATGCCGCGGCGGACGTGATCACGGACTTCGGTTCGGATCCTCCAGCCGAATGTTTCTTCCGGGTCTATATGATGTCGGCGCTGCCGATCTTCGTCGCTGGCCAGGATCGGCCCGTCGCGGGGCGCGGCTACGAAGCCCGCGGGCATTTCCCGACAGTTGCGCTGCTGCTGTCCGGCGACATGCAGAGCGGCACCGATAACGTCAAACTGTCCGGCGATGCAGCGCCCGGCAACCTGCTGCTGACTGAGGAATAGAAAATGGCTGACAAAGAGATAGGCGCACTTACCGCCGCCTCGACGCTCGCCGGCACCGAGCTGGCGCACGTCGTGCAGGGCGCCAACAGCCGCAAGGTCACCGCGACAAGGGTGATCAGCGAGGTCACACATTCGGCTGCTGGCAAGACGACGCCGGTCGATGCCGACGAGATGCCCGTGGTCGACACCGCCGCCTCGGACGTGCTGAAGAAAGTGACGTGGGCGAACGTCAAGGCGACGCTGAAGACCTATTTCGACACGCTTTATGTGGCGCCCGACGAGGTCGTCGGCGGCAAGATCACGATCGCTTCTACCGCGCCGTCATCGCCGGCCACCGGCGATGTCTGGATCGACACAAATTGAGGAACTGAGATGGCGTGGTCTTTTGGAGACGGCTTCGACCTGTATGCGGCGGTAGCCGATATGACAACCGGTTACTGGGACAGCGGGTCTTTTGCTTCTGTTACGCTTGTGGCTGGACGGTTTGCTGGTAGCCAGGCTGTTCAGTGGGCTTCGTCGACCAATATCCTTACGAAGTCGTCCAGCGTCAACGACGCTGTGCATCATCTGGTGCTTGCCATCAGGCAGACTGCCGTGCTTTCCGGTTCTACCCTTGGATATTATCTGGAGCTGTTCGACGGTGCCACCGCACAATGTTCCGTCGTGTTTCGCTCGGATGGGGCATTATTGCTGACGTCCGGTGGCCCCGGCGGCACCGTGCTTGCGACATACGCTGGCGCGATCAGTGCTCAGAACACCTGGTTTGCATTCGAGATCGAGGTGACGATCAACAATACGACCGGCGGCATTGCCGTTCGCAAGAACGGCAGCACGTCGAACGACTTTTCGGCCGCCAGCCTCGACACCCAGAATTCGGCCAATGCTTACGCAAACAAATTGAGCGTTGGATTGCAGGCAATTTTCTCCAGCCATCAGGTCGACGACCTGTTCTGGCAGTCCTCCGCTGCCGCCGGGACGTGGCTGGGCGACATCCGCTGCTACACGCGGATGCCCGCGAGCGATGCCACGGCAGTGTTTTCGCGTTCCACCGGAGCAACCAATTACAGTTGCGTCGATGAAGCCCCATTGAACACGACCGACTATGTCTTTTCCGCCACGCCCGGCGACGCCGACTTCTACGGCATTGCCAGTATCGCTTCGACGCCCGCCTCGGTCGTTGCCGTTACCACGCGGGGCTACATGAGCAAGTCAGACGCCGGCGCGCGAACGGCCTGCGTGCAAATGAAAAGCGGCGGCACCACGGTCGCTTCCACGACGTTGACGTTATCCACAAGTTGGGGATGGACGTGGCGCACCGATATGACGGATCCGGCGACGAGCACCGCGTGGACGGCCGCCGGGGTTAACGCCGTACAGATCGGTCCAAAGACAATCGCATGACTGACACTCGCGTTACCCAGGTTGCCCTTGAGCAGTTCATCACGACGAACCCCAGTGTTCGGTTCACGCAGACGGCGATCGAGCAGTGGGCGTCGGTCGCCACGGCCGTCGCGCCAACCGGCCGCGCCAAGGTGTGGACCGGCTCGGCCTGGGTGATCAAGCCGGTCAAGGTGTGGTCGGGCTCGGCGTGGGTGACGAAGCCGGCCAAGGTGTGGAACGGCAGCGCCTGGGTATGAATGACCGAGCAGCCGCCTCCGCATCAGACCGGCGTCGTTGTCGCCGTGCTCAATGCCGTCAAGGGCATGAGCCTAACCAACGTGCTGGTCATCCTCGTCCTGGCCGTCGTGCTGCTGCCCAGCTATCTGATGTGGCGCATGCTCAACGACCCGGCCATGCTCGGCCGGTTCCTTAGCAGCTATGAAGAGGTCACCAGCGATAAGTGGCCGTGCACGCTGCGCATTGCTAGCCTGCGCGGTAGCGGCGACCAGTACTCGATCTCGACCGGTTTCGCATATCAGGGCAGCGAGCGCTGGACGCTGGCGGTGCTGATGGATCGCAAGCCGACCGATTCCGAGATGCTGTCCTACTGCGAGACGCTGCAGTTATTGGTGGACTTCATGCGGGATCCGACCAAGCACCCGCCACCATTTCCAGGCACCGAGGAACCGCTCATTCACATGTATCCCAATGGTCAATGAAAGCGACCCTCGCCCTGGCGCTGCTGCTGCTGGCCTCGTCGGCCCATGCGGAGGCGCCGTGGCCGCGGGAAGACGAGATCGAGTTCAGTGCGAGCCAGTGCCGCGTCCTGCGCCAGATGCGCGTGGATGTGAGGGCCATCTGCGTCAAGAAATACCCGGCGCGGCGGCAGGAGCAGCGGCAACAGAAGGGCAACGCCCGTGACCAGCAGCAGCAAGAGGCACCAGCACCTAGCGCACCTGCTGCCTCGCCTCCCGCCTCACCTTCGTCGCCTCCCGCGGGCGGGGGAGGCGGTGGAAATCAGCCTCCTGATCCTGGCAGTGGTGGCGGTGGTGGCCCTCCTGATGGCGGCGGCGGTGGCCCTGGTCCTCCTGACGGTGGGGGAGGTGGCGGCCCGCCTGACGGTGGCGGCGAAGGAGGCGGTGATGGAGGAGATACCGGTGAAGGCGCTGGCGGCGATCGGCCGCCCGGCGATTCGGAACGTGAGCAAGGAGACTAAGCCATGATCAATGCACTCATCCTACTGCTGATCACCGTCCTGGTGGTCGGCCTCGTCGCGTATCTCATAATCATGCTGGTCGACATGCTGCCGATCGAGGGGCAGTTCAAGCAGGTCGCCCGCGTGCTGATCATGGTGATTGCCGTGCTGGTGATCCTGGCCAAGGCACTGCCGCTACTCGGCGTGCCGGTGATGTAACCATCCGATAGTTCGCCTAGCCCAAGCGGCTATCGAGGATTGGGGGAGGCTTCGGCCTCCCCTTTTTTGTTGCCCGAAAATAAATTACTGACGGCCAGTATTTTCTGTTGACATGAATACGTGTGGTACGTAAATGAGCGGTGCGGGGCTGGCAATGGTGCTGACTCATTGGGGGTACAAAGAAATGAAAAGGCTTTTCGCTTCGGCCGCGCTGGTGGCGGCGGTTATCGCTTCGCCTGCCTTGGGCGAGGACAAAAAAGATCTCAAAAAGTATTTGGGAGAGGCACTTGCGCTGATGGAAGTCGCGCCGACTCTGTGTGGGACTTCATCGAGTGAGATCGCATCTTTCACCAACAAAGTGAAATCGTTCGCTTTGATAAAGAACTGGAAAATGGAAGATCTGGAAGGAATCGGGGACGGTTTTCTCGCGGAGCATAGGGCCAATCTGCCAAAAGTTCGTGACAGCGCCTGCCAGGCAGTCAACTCATTCCTCGATACCAAGGAAGAGACAGCCGGGCCACCGAGAGCCGAGATCAAGGCCAAGTGCGCCGGCGACTGGCCTGACAACTATGTCATGCAGGAATGGTGCATCAACAACCAGGTCGAAGCCTGGACGAAGGTGGAGCAATTCTGATGGCCCTCATGCTTGGAGCCTTGCACCGCGCGCTGATCGGCGCCGGTGCAACCGAGGACGACGCCCGCAAGGCGGCTGAAGAGGTCGCCGGCTACGAGCGAGAGCTCGCCGCGGTCAAGACCGACCTGACGCTGCTCAAGTGGATGGCCGGCACCAACCTCGCCATGACCCTCGCCATTCTCTGGAAGGTATTCCTATGAAAAAGTTGCTGATGTTGATGATGGTGCTGGCGGCAGTTCCGGCTTACGCCGGCGACAACCGGGCGCCGTGGATCTGGTACGGGCTAAACGGCGTACCATCGCCGCAGCGGCACCGCGACAATTACCACGACAGGCAGCGGTACGATGACCCGTACAGGCGGCAGCACGAGCAGTGGAATTCGGGCAGCGGCGATTTCCGGTATTCGGGCAACAATCTTGACCCGTGGCACAAGCAGCGACCGACCACCACCATGACCTGCGGCCGTCTCGATGACGGGTCGACCGTGTGCGTATCGCGGCAATAGGAGCGCAAACCATGAATGCAACTGATCTCGCCGCCCAGGTGAAGGCCTGGCGCGGCAAGGTGCCGGCCAGGGTCGCCGCCGAGCAGATCGGCGTCCCACGGCGCACGCTGGAATACATCGAGCAGGGCAATGGCTTCCGCTATCCGGAGCTGTTGCTCATCGCCCTCGAGGCCACAAGGGAGCGCATCCGTGAGGCATCCTGATTATCCCGGCGTCTCGTCGTTCACCGACAACCGCGGCACTCTGCGCTGGCGCTTCCGCTTCAAAGGGAAGACGACATACATGCCGGGCGAGCCGCACAGCAAAATCTTCATCGCGGCCTATCAGGCGGCGCTCGAGGGGCGCGCGTTCGATGCCACTGCCTACAAGGCCGAGGTGATCGGGCTGCCCGGCGCGGTCGGTCCCAAATCCTTCGATGCCGCCTGGCGGCTGGTCAAGCGGTCCGGCGAGTGGGAGGTGCTCGACAATTTCTCGACCAAGGCCGGCTACCAGACCGAGGCAGAGGAGTTCCTGGACTCGCTGGTCGAGGATGTTCCCGGCAGCCGCTGGGGCGCGATCGCCATACCGGAAGTCCGCCGCAAGCACATCAAGGCGATCCTTTCGCGGTACGTCCGGCAGCCATTCAAGGCGCGCCGCCTGATGACGGTGCTGAAGAAGATGATCGTGGCGGCGATGGACGAGGAGTGGATCGATCACAATCCCTGCACCGACATCCATGTCAAGGCGAGCACGCAGGGCCACAAGGCTTGGCCGCTGGAGGTCCGCGAACAGTACGAGGCGCACTGGGCGCCAGGCACGCAGGCGCGCACCGCCTATGCGCTGGCCCTATGGCTTGGCGATCGCCGCAGCGATGTCGCTCGCGTCACCTGGGGTCAGCTCGGGTGGAAGAAGTCCATCATCGACGGCGTGCAGGAGCGGGTGCAGGGTTTCGAGTTCACGCAGCACAAGGGCCGTAACCGCAAGGGCGGCGGCAAGACCCTGTTCGTGCCGATGACGCCGATGCTGGCCGAGGCGCTGGCACCGCTGCGCCGCGGCAACGGCACCATCCTGACCAAGCAGACCGGCGAGCCGTATGCCGAGCGCTCACTCAGCGAATCGATGAAGCGGTGGACGACCCAGGCGGGGCTGCCGCGCGGCTATGTCCTGCACGGGCTGCGCAAGACGCTCGGCGTGATGCTGGCCGAGTCCGGTGCATCGACCCGGCAGTTGATGGATATCCTCGGTCACGATGCCATCGCCCACGCCGAGCTATATTCGCGCGAAGCCTCGCAGATCCGGATGTCCTCGCAGGGCATGCTGCTGCTGGTGCCGAAGGGAAATGGATAGCACGCGTGGATAGCAGGTCCGAAAATGCCTCGTAAGCCTTTGAAAGGACTAGGGCCTTGACTTTGTATCATGTTGAGGCCGATCAGCGCAAAATCAAAGGCTTGCGAGGCCGGTTATCCACGTTCGTTCCCGCATCGTACCGCCCGGTTATCCATTTCCGCCGCCCGGTTATCCACGCCGCCGGGCGCCCTCGGCGAACAGCGCGTCGAGTGTATTTTCCTCGTCGCCGGGCAGCGCCTTGAACGCGAGGCGCAGAGCTTCCTGATCCCAGACCTTGCGGTTGTTAACGCACTTCGGCCGCGGCATGCGCCGGTCCCTTACCATCTCGTCAAATAGCGTCGGGCCGATGCCGACATAGTGGGCCGCGTCCTCGCGCGACATGCCGAGCGGCGGGTAGGATTTTGGGTCAGGCTTCAGCATATGCGTCACCCTCCAAACAGCCACCAGGCCAGGGCGAACTCGGCGGCCAGCGCCAGCGTGAACGAGACGCAGAACACCGACAGGAAACTGAGCGCGGCGCCGGGCCGGACGATCATGGCAGCGACTCGATGTAGCGTTTGGCTGCCGCCGGCTTCAGTTCGGAGCGGACAACCTTGGCGGCAGTCTCGACCACCGTCTTGATCAAGTCGGCCGGCAAGTTCCCCGCAAGCTTGCCGGCCTCGGCACGCAGCTCATCAAGCATGACCAGCCGCGTATCCAGGTCGAATCCTTCGCGGGTGGCGAGCTGCATCGCCGAATCAATGAGTGCCTTGCGCGCCGCAGCGGGCGGCAGCGACGAGGGGGGCTCGGAGGGCGAGGTCTCGCCGCTGCCTTCACCGGCAGTTGGGCGGGGGGCCGTTGTGGCTGCCGGCGATTCGGGATCGGCGGCGGTTGAAGCTTGCTGAAGCCCTTCACCGCCGCCGCGCTCGGCCGCCGCTGATGAGGGGGTGGACAGGCCGGCCGAACTGCTCATTTCGGTGCCGGCCGCGAACGCGTCAAGATCGTCGATGGCCTGCGCTTCCGTAATTTTTTCCTGCACGACGATTGGTTTCATGTCGCGCGCCTCGTCCTCGTCGATGACGCCGGAAAAGCCGAAGCAGTAGCGGGCCGCTTCCTTGAACGCCTTGTGCCGCAGCATCCTGGCTGGCATCAGGTTCCACGGCTCCGTGTTGCGGTAGCACTCGCTCAGGAATTCCGTCACCACCACCGGCTGGTCATGGTTTTTGCGAAACATGGTGCAGGTGGCGGACCGGAGCCGGCCTTCCTCGTCGTGGCCATAGGTGAAGGAAAAGCCGTTGCAGTCAGGATGGCTGTTGACCAGGTGGATCCAGCCGTCGATCGACACCACCGGATTGATGCCGCCGCCCTTGCCGGGGAACGCATAGATTTCCTTCGTGAAGGGGTCGAGTCCATAGCGGTCGGCGACCATCAGGAATGCCGCGACCTGTTCCTTGGTGATGGCGCTCGGCATCATCGTGTTCTTGAGGGTGTTGTAATAGGTCGCGGCATCGATATGGCGCCGTTCGGCCATGCGCTCGATGAGACTGGTGCCGGTCATGCGGCTTGCTCCTGTTGTTGTTTTCTCTTGCGAAATGCGATCAGGCGGCAGCGGTTCGAGCAGATATGAGCGTTGCGCCGGACAGGTGCGAAGAGATCGCCGCAGACGCTGCAAGGTCGCGTGGCCGAGGGCACGATCCTGATGCCATAGCGCACCAGCAGCGCCAGCACGGCATAGCGGATGAAGGCCTCGCGGCCTTCCTTGCCTCGCACGCTGTCGATTGCATCGATGATGGCCGGCTCCAACCGAAAGCGGCTATGTTTGCCGCTCATGCGGCTTGCTCCTCTGATGTCCTGGTGGTGCGGATCGGGTAACTCGTCGACGCCTTGCGCATGTGCTCGGCGACGTGTCGCGGCTTGCGGGTGATGCGCCACCCCTCGCAGATGGCTTCCTCGGCACCGTCCAGCTTGACGATGATCTCGGCTTCGATGGCCTTGCCTTCGGCCACAGCGGCCCGCTCAGCGGCTTTCGCCGCCTCGAGGCCATCCAATAGGGTTCCGATGCGATTGTCGCTGGTGAGGTCCAGAACCGGGCTGTCTGGCTGCGCCGGGAACAGCCGCCCGATGAAGTCGGCGTCCTTGGTATAGTCGGGATCCGGGCGGCGGCCGCTGGCGACCCTGTGCCAGAACTCGAGCGCAAGCTGCCGGATGCGATCCTCGGCCGCTTCGTGGCGCGGCACGTCGAACAGCTTCAGCTCGGCGTCGTAGGCCGACACCACCAGCACGGCCAGGATGCCGCGGTCGGCACCAGTCAGCATGTTTTCGCAGACCACCTGCAGCTGGTAGCCGAGCGGCGCCTGGCCGTTCCAGCGATCGAACGTGTAGCGGTTGATGGTTTTTATCTGGCAGTTGACGAGGGCGCCGGTCTCGTCGGTGATGAAGGCGTCCGGCGTGCAGCCGAGCCGGTGCGCGGTGTCAGTGATGAAGATGGCCGGCCGCTCGATCTTCCAGTGCGGATGCTCATCGGCCAGGTACTCAAGTGCTGCGCCCTCGAACAGCCGACCGCGCTTCATCGCGGCATTCTCGACGACGTCCGGCACCAAGCCGGTCTTTTCCGCATAGACGCGCAGCGCGCTCTTGTAGGGATCGGCGCCGGCCACCGCCGGCACGTCGGACGCGGTCAGGAACTGCTTGCGCATGGCGAGCCATGACGCGCGATCGGTGACCGGGTGGCGCTCGATAGTCATGCTTTGCGTTCCTTGGCAAGATTGCGCAGGAGTCGACTAAATTCCGCGATCCCGGCGGCAATTACCATCATCGCATCTGCAGCACTTTCCAGCTGGTCGGTATTGATCGATGGCAGCACCGTAGTAGTTGTCTTGGCTGTTGCGGACCCATTCAGTGCCTCAACGATGCGCTTGACCTCGGATCCCGGCACCAGAATACGGTTGCCAAAACGAGTGGCATTGATGTCGCCGCGGCTGATTGCTCCCGCCATCACGCGCTCCGAAACGCCGATCATCTGGGCCGCATGTTTGCGCAGGTAGTGCTCCGCATATTCGGGCTCGACGCTCATTGTTTCCACACGCCGCTCCAGCCTTCGCCACGGCGCTGGATCTCGAGACGCAGCCGGGTGATCTCGACGGCCCACCTTTCGCGCTCGCGCCGCATGCGCGCGGTCTCGTCGATGAACTCGGCGCACATGAACTGCTGCTCGGCCAGGGCCAGTTCCTCACGCAATTCGGTGAGGGTGGGGAAGCGTGTCGCGCTCACCATGGCCGACCTCGCCGCTGCAGCCAGCGCACGACATGGTATTTGCTGCCGTAGCATTGCGGCGGCGCGTGGTTCCACAACCAGCGCTGCGTCTCGCGGATGAGTTCCCATTCCGTCGAGCTGCTGACGGCGATCGTGTGGCCGAGGTCGTTATCGAGGATGGCGCGCAGCAATTCGCTGTCTGGCGGCAGGCCGGATTCGACCCAGTCGTCAAGCTTGGCGGCGAACACGGGCGGCGCCCATTGCAGCGGCGCGCCCTGCACTTTCAGCTGCGGACTCATTACACACTCGCGCGCTGAACGATTTTACGAAACGTTTACTATTCGCGATAGTCGCAAAGGTCGTCAAGCGCCAATGTCGCGATTATCGCAAAATTTGCGTTGACGGCAAAAAACGGCAGGCGCATCCTGATCGTGCATGTGAACCGAGGGCACGGCGCCCTTGGCCCGTTCATGAAGGAGTATGAGTATGGACGTACAGGTTAAGCCGGCCGCATTGCCGGCCACGCGGGACGAACTTCTCGCTCGCAAGACGATGCGCGGAGGCCCCAGCCTCAACGACGATGTGGACCGCATCCACATTATCCTCTGGGACAATCCCGACTATCGCCGCTTCCACGAAGCCGTCTTCGATGAGGACACCGTCGAGGGTTCCTGCACGGCCGACAATTTCGAGGCTGCAGCGATGATCCGCGATTATGCCAAGCAGCACGACGAGCTGCACTACGTTGCCAAGAAGAACAAGACGACCCTAGTCAAGTCGATGAAGGTCGTGCTTCGTCGCTACCACATGTCCCGCGACGAGCGGGCTCAGACGGTCGGCGGTGAGATCGTTCCAGGCAGTGGCAACATTGCCGCCAAGTGATCTCAATCAGGGGCGGCGCCAATGCCGCCCCCATCTCACCGCAGGGAAAGCAATCATGGACGTAGTCACCACATCGCCAGATGGGCTCGATGCCCTGACGGCCAGGATCAATGATGCCATCGAGCGACGAGAACACAGCAAGGAAGAATGGGCGGCAGCGACCATTCAACTATGCGAGTGCCTTGCTGAAGCGCGCAGCCGGTTCAAGAACGACAAAGCCTTCGGCGAATGGTTCGATGCCAGCGGGTTCGGGCTTTCCCATCAAGACCGCGCTGCGGCGATCGCCATGGGCAAGGAAATCGAACTGGCGCGTGAGGTGTTGGAGAAGACCGATCGGCGGTCGCTGCAACACATCCATAGCAAAGAGTTCAAGAGGTTTACTCACGTGAGTAAACCTCCCAAGCCCAAGAAGACCAATGACAAGCTTGAAGCGGCTCTGCACGTCTATGACCGCCGCAAGCTGGCCGGTGAGGAACTCACCTACGAGGCTATCGCAAAGGAGGCCGGCGTATCCTCAACTCCGGTGCGTCGCGCCATCGCTATCCGCGAGGCCGAGGAGGCCGCTGGTAAGGAGGAACAAGCCGCTCTTTCCATGTCGGCCAAGGAAAAGCTGGAGGCTGCCATCCGCCGCGAAATCAGGCGGCTGGAACTCGAGGCCGAAACCAAGGCGAGACAGGAGGCTCGGCGCATCGTCGATGAACTGTCGATCCCCAATTACCTCGAGACGCTGAAGAAGGTCGAGGGGATGCTCAAGTGGACGCGGGGCGTCATGCCTCGTTCCGAGTATCGCAAGATACTCGCATGCCTGCATCCCGACATGGCTAGGGACGGCCACGCCAAACGGTTCGAAGAAGCCTTCCGCTTGTTCAACCAGTACGAGGCCAAGTTGGTCATCGACAACGAACAGGCAGATATCAAGAAGGTCAGCACCTTGCCGCGCACCGTCGAGGAAATGCTAGCTCGCAAACAGGCGAAGGGGGCGAAGGCCTGAAGTATTTATTTGGGGATAAGCCGATACCCGCGCAGCTCTTCGGCCAATGCCTTGCCGCAGTTGAGCACGAGATCGCGCTCCTCCCGGCTCAGACCCTTGAGCGCTTGATGAAATGCTCGCAACGTGGTCTTGGGACGAACTGGCGGCCTGGCATTTCTCGATATCTCCATCGGCGCTTTCGAGCCGAGAAATTCCTCTATCGTCGAAAGCTCATGAGTGCGGATCATGCGGGTTTCCTTGCCCGGCTCGACGTTCTGCATTCGTGTAATAGCATCCGTCCGTATGTTGAGTCGTCGCGCTAGTTCCGCGCGTGCACCGCGTCCCTTGTCATTGAGCCCGCGCCGCATCCAAAGCCGGAGCTGTTCTTGTTCGTCTGCCATGACGAACCTTTGCGGATTTCGCAAATAAACTTCTATCGCGAACTTCGCAACGTCTGCTTGACGATTTATCGCGATTCCCGCAAAGTCAGCCATCATGAATGCGGCGCATCTCGAGCCTGCCAAATCGGTGATCGGCAAGATCGGCATCGACCGAGTTGCCGAAGTCACCGGCAAGCATGTCTCGCGCGTTTATCGGTGGATGTACCCGAAGGAACGGGGCGGCACTGACGGCCTCATTCCGCATTCTGACGCATCCAAGCTTCTCGCATACGCAGAGCAGAATGGCATCGCGCTTTCGCCGGCTGATTTTTTTGCCGAGCGAAAAGAGGATACCGCCTCCGCAGCCTGACTTTTGTGACTTCGGGTGACCGCGCCAGCGGGCGGCGCGGCTACCTTTATTGCGGTTAGCCCGGCCTACTACTGCCCGTGCGAAATGTTCTGAGTACGCCGGGCAGTCAGATGCGGGTTGACGGGTTGTCGGGCGGCTCATTCCGTCCGGCAGCTCCGTCTTTTCCTTCCTTTGCTCAGACGCAAGAGCCGCAGCCGGATCCCACCGGCCGCCGAGGAGGGGAATTGAACGCATCCTGGCGCCAGCTCGACCTGTTGCGGGGACCGCCGCGCGAGCAGCGTGAGTTCCGCATGCAGGTGGCGCTGGTCGACCTGCTGGACCATGGCGGGCTGGCGCAGGGCTGGGACTATTTCGCCATTCCGAACGGCGAATTCCGCACCGTTGAGACCGGCGCGCGGGTGAAGCGCATGGGCGCCAAGGCGGGGGTGCCGGACCTGCAGTTCCTGTCGCCGAGGGGCATTGCGTACTTCCTCGAGCTGAAGTGGGGCAAGCAGCCGCTGACCGGGGCGCAGAAAGCATTTATGGAGCGCAATGGCCCCAAGGGGTTTCCGTGCGCGGTGGCGCGCTCGTTCAACCAGGCGGTGGCGATCCTGACCGAGTGGGGCGCGCTGCGGGCGAGGGTGGCCGCATGAGCAGGCGCGTCCAGATACCAGCCAAGGGTACCCGCGCAACCAAAACCGAAAACCCGGCTGTTTTGTCAACCGTAATCCATGCGAGGGCCGCATGAGCCGGTTCCCGTCCATGCCATTGTTTGCCGGCGACATGCTGGCCGACACCCAGCATCTCACCAACGAGGAGTTCGCGGTTTATCACCGGCTGCTCTATGCGATGTGGCGGCGTAATGGCTGGGTGCCGGATGACGACGTCGACCTGGCGCGCATCTGCCATGTCGGCACGCGTGCGTGGCACCGTTTGAAGCCGCGGATGATGGAGTTTCTAGTCCGCAACGAGGCCGGCGAACTGTCACAAAAGAAGCTCCTGAAAGTGCGGAAGTTTGTCGAAAGTTTGAGCGCCGCGCGGTCACAATCTGCACGCAAAAGGTGGGGGTCGGTTTCCAATAAAAACAAGGACATGGCTGATGCGAGTGCATATGCAAACGGCATGCACGCGCGCGCGACTCCAAATCCAAATAATAATAAACCTTCTATGGTAGCTCCTAGCTTCACCCCCAAAAACGGCAACGGCAGCGCATTGCAGGCTGACGGCGCGCTCGGCCTAGGGGGCCGCGCGCCGCAGCCCAATGGAAGGGCGCCACCACCGGACAAGGAATGGCCACCACCGTCGCACCTGAAAGAACGCATCTATGGCAAAGCCGCCGCCAAGCCGAAACCTAAACCCGGCAATGGAACTCAGCCCGGAAGAAATCGCCGCCGTCCGCGCCAGACTGCCCCACCTGGCCGAGCCGCTGAAGATAAGCCCGGCGCTCAAAAGGGCGCTGAAAATGAAGGCCCGCATCCACGCCGATCGTGAACCCAAGCCCAGAAGGAAAACCCCATGACCGAACCAGCCCGCTCCATGGCCGCATCATTGGCCAACCTTGAAGCACACCGCTCAGACCGTGACGAGGTGCGCGCTTATGTCGACAAGGCCGCATCCGTGCTCGGCATGGTGCGCAACAAGGCCATCGAGATCGATACCGCATGGCGCCGCCAGCGCGCAGCACTGCGTGACGAGCTCGTCAAGCTCGACCAGGTGCACGAGCGCGACATGGCCAGGCTGGCCGACATGGAGCGCCGGCTCGAGATCATGCGCGGCGAGGGGTGACGTGTGATATCATGCTCATACGCCCTGACATCAACATGCTCCTCGATGTGCTTCGAGTGATTGAACGTCGGCTCGACCGCATCGAATCCGAGGTGACGCACACTAGGGTTTTTATCGAAAGAGAGGCGATCGAGGCAGAACTCCGTCGCCGTGGTCAGTTAGGAGAAAGGGAAGCCATGGACATCGAGCAGGAACTGCAGGAACTCACCGACGCCGCACGTGAAGCCGGCGTATCGCTGGTCGACATCATTGCGGCGCTTCAGGCGCATGTCGTCACGCTGACCGGCGAGGGCGCCCTCGAGGAAGAGGCCGAGCATGCGGAGGAGGACGACGACACGCCATGAGCAAGCCGCCGGATACGTTCCAGAACTGGAAGCGCGGCAAGCTTCAAGGGCTGAAGGTGATGCGAAAGCCGCCGCTGCCGGTTAACCCGTCGATGATCTCGCAGCTCAGCAAGCAGTCGAAGCCGATCTCGCTGCCGAAGGTTTGGAAGTGAACTGGTTCTGGGATGCGCTGTGGTGGGTGGTCAAACCGCACGATCATACCGAGCACGAGCCGCAGCAAGAACGGAACTCGAAGGCAGATGCTGGCGCCGAGCCGTTGGAGCGACCCGGCGCCAGGAGGTTGGGCAAGTCGCTCCCACCCGACTGGACGGGCCTGGATGACAGCGGTTTTTGATCGAAAAGTGTTCTTCGAGAGCGTGCGCAATTCGCTGTTCGGCGGCGCTTTGAAACAGCGCCAGGTCGACGGCATGGAAGCATTGCTTTCCGCATGGGAAGCTGCGCCGATATCGGACGACCTGCGCTATTTCGCCTACATGCTCGCGACGACTTTCCATGAGACGGCGCGCACGATGCAACCGATCGAAGAAATAGGGAAAGGCAAGGGCCATAGCTACGGCAAGCCGGATCCTGAAACGGGTCAGACCTACTATGGCCGGGGGTTTGTGCAACTGACCTGGAAAGCCAACTACGAGGAAGCGACGAGCAGACTCGGGCTGACTGGTGACGACGACCTGGTGTGGCATCCCGTCAAGGCGCTCGATCCGAAGATCAGCGCGGAAGTCATGTTTCAGGGAATGACGCAGGGTTGGTTCACCGGCAAGAAGCTGAAAAACTACTTCAGCAGCCACATCAATGATCCGATCGCAGCGCGTGCGATCATCAATGCTGACGTCAGCAAGAATGGGAAGCGCATAGCCGGTTACCATGCCGACTTCCTTGCCGCATTGCAGGCTGCTGCCTCGGCGGCCGAACCGATACCGCCAACCGAGGTCAACACGGTGCATCTGAACATCCAGGCGTCACCTGGTGTCAGCGTATCGGTGGCGCTCAACGGGGTGATACTGGTGGGGTGATGGAACAGCGCTTCTACAGCACCAAGCAATGGCGTTACCTCAGTGCTAGGTATCGCAAGGCGCACCCGCTGTGCCGTAGGTGTGGACGCAAGGGTGAGCATGTGGACCATGTGATCGACATACGCACCGCACCCGAGCGCAGGCTCGACTGGTTCAACCTTCAATGCTTGTGTGCTGCATGCCACAACGAGAAGACCGCAGCCGACCAGGCTGGCAGGGCAGTGCGACCGCATGCCGGATGCGATCAGCATGGCATGCCCACCGATCCGCGCCATCCGTGGGCGGTGCAACCTGCACGGGGGAGGGGGGGGTGGCTCAACCGGGAGAGGAACGAGCCCGGACCGGCCCGCATCCTT